ATTTAAGTCCTCACCTTGAATATGAATTATTTGGCTTTCGCATGCCTAAGAATTTAGCAATAATTCTATTGGCTAGATTCAACAGATATTCAATGTGGGATAAACAAGAAAAATGGATATCCGACCAATTAATTACTAAGAAGAAGTATGCCGTAGAAACTCATTCTGTAGGTGCTAGATACACAAATCCTAGGTGCTCAATTCATGTTAGAGATTTTTATTTAGCTATCCGTGCTTTAAATCCTAGCCCGACCTTTAAAAGAAAATATAAATATATTTTAGACTGCGTATCAACTTATGGTGCTCTGCCCTGTGAAGATCAAATTTTAAATGACATAGCTGATAGGACGACTGAAATATATGATACTTTTCTTGTTTCTAAATTGTTTAGGAAAAGAATGAATGCTATGTGTAATAAGTTATTATCTGCTTTGAAACCAATTGTATCTGATAATGAAAAAAAAGTCTTCCCAACATTATTAGAATTATGGGAGTATTTTAAAAATAAAGACTTCCCTTCTTCTACAAAATTTTTATATAAGCAAGCTCTTTTAGAAGCTATGGAACTCGTTGGCCCTGATTCCTCATCCACCCAAATTATGGAAATGCAATCTATTGAAAAACATACCCACGCTACCGAACTCCTTCTTAAGATGAATGAAATCTTAGGTAAGGAAATAGTTCCTTCTACGATCTCAATTCAAAAAGTGGTCCCTGAGGACTACTTGTCTGAAATTCGCCCTGAAATACCACGTGCTGTTTTCGCCGTAGGTAAGTCCCCTGTTGCTGAACTAACTCCGTTCTCAAATGCGTTGAAAATAGCTTTTGATGATGCTCATGAAAATGATGAGAATGTTTTAGTATGGGATTTAGGTAAGACAAGTAGCCACACTATATTTAATATTGGTAGTGGGAAAAGTTTCCAAGAGATTGGCGATTATTGGCAAGATGCAAAAGAATATTCTGGATATTATAGAGATACTAAAGTAAAGAAAAATTCAGTTCTCCCTTTTTACGACCATGTTGTTACTTCAGGGGATGATAGTACTCTATCTGTATGGGATAAAAGTGGAATTTTCATTGGCGCTATTTGTCCTGATGTTTCTAAATTCGATGCTTCCCAGGATTACCACATCATTAAAATGCAATTAAAATTCATGGCCCGATTAACTAGTAAAATGTATGGCCTACCCGAGCACCAATTAGCTCGGCTTCTAATGTATTGTTTCACCCGTCCTTTAAAATTCAATGAACGAGTCTCTGAACAAGCTGAACCAACCCCATTTATGAAAAGAGTTATGAGATTATCAGGTGCTTCTGATACCTCTAGCTCTAACTCCTTAATTATGAAAGTTATCATTTTAGTTGCTAAAGATTTTGTTATGAATTCCGTCATAGCAAACCGTCATTATATAAGTTTCCAAGATGGTTCCAATTTAGGAAACTTGTATTCTGCCGAAGCATATATACTTGCCCTTCAAAGTGCTTTAATGTATATAAGTGATAATTTCATTAAATTGACTGGTTTAGAAATTAAAAGAACATTAGAAGAAGTTACTTTTTTACGAAGTTATTTCACCACAATTTCAGGAAAAATCACATTAATCGCATCACCTGGATTAATGTTGAAAGCATTATCAAAAATTCAAGAACCATATAAATTTAATATTGACATATATAATTTAGATCATATACAGTCCTTTAGAAAATGTGTTTTATCGTCCTTGATGGCCCTACCTCACCATGCTTGTATAGAAGAGGTTTGGCGCATTATGAAAGATGCTCCAGAAATGGACGTCGAAATTAAAGGAAAAATTCAGGCTTATATTGAGAACAAATTCAAAGAAAAGTTCTCTGTGACATGGGGTAGTGTGTCTACTGTTGTCGATAAGTGTAATATAGCCGAGAGCAGGTACCATATG